GTACCAGAAGGAACAATGTTAGCAGCAGCAATAGCAGCTTGTACAAACGCTGTGGTAGCAATCTGTGTATTATTAGTAGTAGCAGTAGCCTGAGTAGGGGCTAGCGGTGTTCCAGTAAAGGTAGGACTATTTGTGTCAGCCTTAGAAGAGATAGCCGAAGCAATAGCATTATACTCGGTATCAATCTCTGTGCCTTTAATAATCTTACCTGCGTTACCGCTAGGCAGTGAATCCTTAGCAGCGAAGTTAGTAGCCTTGGTATAATTACTCATACTATTTTTCCTTGTTTAATATATACATCAATCCGCTGGATAGAAATTGGATTACCATTAATCTCTGCCTCTAAACCTACCTGCATTACAGCGCCTGTACCGCCAGCCTGTATCTTGAACTTATCTAAGACGATACCATCTGAGAACTCAGCAATATTGTACTCACCTATATTATACTCGTAAATTACGGCTGTGTCAAGTTTTTTCGTAAATGCAAAGAAGTTTTCGTTATAGTCAAAGCCCCACTTTACAGCTACATCCTGGTTAGAACCACCAATTACCACAAACCCAACCTGCTTCATAATCTTCTCCCTGGTAGGAGCATCGAAGTCAAAGTAGTTTGTGTAGTAACTAAACCGATAGTTAACAGCATTGTCGGTATGACCAAAGTATTTACCAATATACCCAGGTTTGCCAATGTATAGGTCTTTGGTATTAGTAACCAAGAATGACCTTGGCTCTATGTTAGTCCATGTGGTAACCCTGGCTGATCCATCCTGCAGCGGTGCTCTCATGTCAAAGCAGTATACAAACTTGGTGGTAGGCAGAGCCAATAGATAGAAAGCATCTCGCTCGTAGTAGACAGATTTGATATTAGTTGCTGTCTCAGAAGCCACATTACCCATCAGGTCATCACGAACATTCTTAGAGATATCCCTCATAGGCAGAGACTTCTCTTGGATGACTCGCTGCAGACTACGCACACCAGCATCAGACAAGAAGATGATATCCGTACCAGTGCTCTGCACCGAATCCCTAGCAACACAACCAACATTAGGAATGTAGTCTGCTAGTGTCAGTGTAGTAACATCAATTGGGTTTGCATAGACAGCAATGTTGTTACGACCAAAGATAATAAGGAATCCGTTGTGCGCCGCCATAGCAACTATCTTGTCTGTATTAGGAAATATAGCATTAAGAGACAGAGAGCCTGAGTCACCGCCTTGGAAGTCAGAGCCATCCAATAAGCGACTAAAGTAGACTGTCTGTGGGTCTCCTACGATATCTGCTAGCCATATACGACCATAAGCAGCGAGAGCACAGTTAGGGCTAAAATCGGCTGTTGTGTAGCCAAGAGGTATAGTACCAACATCTCCAAGCCTTTGAAATCCGTAGGAACCTGCGTGACTGTGTGGATTAGCAATCGTTGTCACAGTGCTGGTAAGTGCGTTACCATTGCTATAACCTGCTCCACCAGTAGTAATTGTTACTGTAGCCACACCAGTACCAGACAAAGTAGCAACAGTTACTGTGGCAGCGGTAGTGCCACCAGATAGTGTAAGGATATCTCCAACATTGTAGCCGCTACCAGCCGCTGTAACTGACAAGGCAGTGATAACACCACTAGAGACAGTAGTAACTGAGAAGGTAGCACCAGTGCCTGGAGTAGGCATACGATGGTATACCAGTGTAGGATGACCAGTCTGTGCTATGTAGGCATGAGGCTCTGCTTCTGCAGCGTCACCATAAGGCAGAGCAGCAGCTTGCCAGTTGTTACCAGTAATCGTATAGGTAAGATTAGCACTATTAGCCTGATTACGCACAGAAGCAGTAGTCATCGTGGTAGTGCCAGTAAACAAATGATTATTACCGCCACTAATGAACTGACTAGAACCATTGTCTGTCAACTCAAACATGAACTGCACTGGGTTAGCAGAGCCTAAGTCAGTGTTGACTGCACTGTTAACTGTTGTCCAGCCTCTACGAGCACCAATACGACCATAGCGGTCAACGACACAGTTGTTAGCCTCTAGCGCAAATCCTGAAGACAGCGATACCGCAGACTCTTGGATGTTTAATCCAAAGAATCCTGGTGCAGCAATAGAAGCGGTTTGGGTCTCTTGTGCCATTAAACTGGGTCCCAAAGGAATTCGTCAGGATACTTATTACCTTCGATAGAGATATGGTCTGCTAATGAAGTCTGATATAATCCATAGGCTTCTGAGCTACGCAGTCCACCATCTTCACCACGCTCTGCCAAAGCCTTTGCATAGGCCAGGAAGATGACAGGTTCTGCAGGAACTTTGAGTTGGTCAGCATTAGCAGATAACTCAGCCTGTGGTTTAATCAAGTTAAAGTTAATTGTGTATGCACCATTAGGGATAGGATAAAGGTCTACCTGTGTATCGCCATTAGAGTCTACACCGTTAAAGTTAAAGTAGCGTGGAGCAGACTTCTCAGGAGTATCAACTAGGAACCACTCGTCCATCTCCATAGTAGAGGCGTTATTCAGGAACCAGTTGCTTGTGTCATTAATCACATCGAAGACACGGAAACGAATACCAGAGCCAGTTAACACATAGTTAAACAGATCTGTAGAGGTAGCAACTGTGATAGTCTCTGACAGAGCATTCCAATTATAGGCATCTTCCACCTGTCTCTTAGCATCATTAACAAACTTACCAATGAGCTTGGAGTATGCAGTATCCGTAACAGATGTAACTTCATTCTCACGCAGACGAATGAGCACATCGTTAACAAGTTGTAGATAAGTCTTGTTAGCCATTTAGCAATCCCATTTCCTTAGTGCCAACGCCTTCCTTGTTGGTCTACCTTTCTCATCCTTCATAGGTCCTGGCATACCGCCCATACGAGCACAGAATGACTTCCTACGAGCAGCAGCCTTGGGAGACTTCTTAGCCTCTTTAGAAGACACTGGAGGCTTTAGGTTAGCGCCTTCCTTAGCCTTGAAGTATGCCCTGCCTTTAGCGTTTAAACCGCCTTCAGGATTCTGATAGACTTTCTTGACCATTATTTCTTCGCAGTCTTTTTAGCTTCTTTAAATGCCTTAGCAGTAGGAGCGCCTTTGGTTCCAGGCTTACGCATCTTCTCTCCAGAACCTTCTTTGATACGCTTACGCTTGGCCCAGATGTTAGAGTAGAGTCCTTGTTTCATTTCTTTTTCTTCTTCTTTGACATACCAGCCATTGATAGGCCGATAGCTACTGCTTGTTTCTGCGGATAACCTTCTTTACGCAGTTTACTAATCTTAGCAGATGCTGCTGCTTGCTTGCCCTTCTTAGTGTAGGGATACTTCTTTCCGTCAACCATTGGCATACTATTCTCCTTAGAATTGGAATTGGACTGCGGTTTCAGGGATAAACTCTACTGTTGCTATATAGGTTACGGTATTGGTGCTAGAGTTTTGTACACGAATCTGATCCCCAGCTTGTAAAACTACCTCTGCCTCTCCATCTAATCTAATAAACTCACCAGCACCTAAGTTCTTACCACCAACAATGAAGTATTCAGTGTTAGTAGAGACATCATACCAATAGACCTTTGGAGTGTCATTGCCGGTAAGACTAATGATATACATTAACTGCCAAAGACCAGTATTCTTGGTAGGAACCGTAAGAATAGTATCCTTGGTGGTGGTGGTCTTAGTTGTAACAGCGGAGACTTTTCTGCTCATTTCTTACCTAACCATTTCTGTACGGTATCAGTTTCATAGATACGAAATGAGGTCCACACAATTGTAAATAGAGCAGCTATTGCAGGTAGAATCTCTGCTAGAGTACCTATGACAGTAACCACTGACAAGGCATCAGTTACTTGCTTAACTCCTTCCGTTGCTTGCGTTGCCATACTATCTCCACTTAGGTCCTTCGATCCAGGCTACTAACGAGTGCCTAGTTCCTTTGGTTACTGGGTTTACTTTATGTACTATGAAAGACGGAAATATTAGTGCTGTTCCTTGTGTCTTTACCTGCTCTTTATCTGGTGCTCCAAGGTGCAACGGTTGCATCTCAAAGTCACCGCCTTCGTACTCTTCAGGGTCTGTTAGTTGACAGATAAACGATAACTTCCTGTGAGCCTGTCTGCCATCATCCCAGTTTACATCGTTATGCCAATTATAATAACCTTGGTCTTCTGCATTATACTCTGTGAACTGTAACTCATTTAAGTGCCACAGTTCTGCACCAAAGGCATTATGATTAGCAATATGGAACAGGTTAGTTATTTCATGGTACAGCCAACCTAGTTCCTGATTATCTCTGGTAATCCACCTTACTTTACTTCTACGAACCCTAGTATCTACATTAGAGCCACTAAATCCTATGATTGCATCCTGTGGTTCTATCTTCTTACCTTGTTCTACTATCTGTTGGCAGAGGTCTTTGTTATACCTTTGTTGCCACATTTGCCACATTGCGTTCAATTGTTCTCCCTGGGCCAATTCTGATTCATCACCACATCAATCAGTGCAGGAACATCTGCACAGGCAGCAATAGCGGTCTCAAGTCTGTTAGCCTCAGCAATTACTGCAACTCTGAATGCTTGAGTAGCTGCAGGAATATCAATACTACGCTCAACTTTTCTAATCACCATCCAGTCAGTAGCAGCCAGCATCTTGCCTGCTGTGTCTTTAACCTGTGAAGTCCATTGGCTCTTCAGTCCCTTGGTTACCAGACGCTTGTTGGAATCCACCATAGCGGGTTTGCCATCTACTTCACCTAAAACTTTTTCCCACATCGGGTTACCGTCTTGGTCTACTTCCTCACGGTCATTGAGAAGTTTTGGGTTATTCTGCCCCCAGTAGAACCGCTGGTCATAATCAGGTGCGGCAGGCTCAAACGGGTCTGGTTCACCGTTCTCCACAATACCTACCTTAGTCCTGATAGCGGCATCTAATAGGTTGTTGTAGCGCACTCCGTCTGTGCGGAAGAACTCTACTCTAATGTTTACGGGTTGTCCGTTGTATAAGTAAGCCATGTTATTTTCCTATCGTGCAAGGGAGTGCTTAAAGGGGAATTCGGCAAATGCGGCGTAGATGTAGGTTGCTGTATTTATGTTCGCATCGCTATCAGTGGTTCTAACCTTAAATCCATTGGATAAAATGTCGTGGTAAACACCAGCGTTTTCCACATTTGTTAAGTTTGCATATAAACCCTGACCAGCACCGTTGTAATAAGGACCACCTGTGTGAGTTATTTCCCAATTTGATGTTGCATCTGTTCGTTTAACCATCACCCACCTCGGCCTAAACCCCGTGTACACAAAAGGCCCATCCGTAGAACCGTTGCCCGTGTAACTTCCAAAGGCAGAATAGCCAGCCACGGGTGCGAAGCAGTAGGCGACTAGTGTGTATGCAGCGTTGTTCGTTTCTCCTGTGCCAACGCTAAACACTGTAGAAGTAGGCGACGTACTATTCCATGCTGTAGTTTCGGTTGCCTTTGCGCTGGTTGTGTTAAGGTTAAGAACTTCAGTATTAGCTATTCCAATATGCCAAACTCGCCAGTTATTAGAAGCATTGCGTGCTTTAACAATCACCATACTTGGCGCTACACCTAGACCATGCCCCACGGTAGCGTTAGCACCCGTACCCGTATAAGTAACAATCGAGAACCCAGCCGTAGTGTTTGCTCTTACTGTGCTGGCTATTGATGGCACATTTGCTGGTGAGGTAGCGTATTGACCCACCGAAATTGTTTGATTAGAGCCGCCTGCGTTCCATAGCCAAGCGGCATAGGTTGTCCCAGTACTATTGTTGTGGTTTACTCCACCCGGAATACTGTACCCATCAGACGTAAACGTATAGGCAGCAACGTCTGTGCTCTCAGCATCAGTTAAGTTTGTGGAAAGTTTAAGAGTACCGCCACGGACAGCATCAACGAGACGATGACCAGTCGCCGCATTACGACCTTTGCCCCAAATTAAATCTGGCTGGAAACCAAGACCCGTCTTTGTGTAAGTTCCAGCAATACCTGTATAAACATCAATATCAAAGTAGTTGTCAGCCTGTGTCGTGCTAGTAGCACCTATGGTTACGGGAGGTAGGTTCTGTGTGCAGAGTGCCTTAAAGCCTGATGGGGCGGTGTCCCTAAAAGCCCTTTGACCGAAGTTGACATAAAAACTTGAGGCACTTACGCTACTTCCGCTTTCTAAATAACCAGTACCCCAAACTTTACCGCTACCAAAAGACTTGCCATTTGACCCGGTTGATGGATTGCCACTTGCTTGCCATGCCCCATTTTTTCTAAACCAAATTAACTTATTGTCAAAATCAACGGCAATTCCAATTACATCTCCGCTGGTAAATGTGTCTCCAAAAGTTACCCCAGCGGTTTCGTTGTAGTATTTACCATCATAACCATAAACAACAGGTCCAGCACCAGTAACCGGAGAAGTGCCAACAAAAGCAACCGCCGTATTAAACATACCAACATACGCTTGACCGACCGTAGTAATATCGACTTCCCAGTACCACTTGCCAGTATTAAGCGTAAATGTGCTGTAAATTGAATAATTGTATGGTGGGCCTCCTGTTCCGCCGCCGGTAAATTGCAAATTTCCATTTGCTTTTGTGCTACCACTTCCCATATACAACAAAGGATTTAGCGTAGCGTAATTCCCACGCACCTCACCACCAACACCTGTGTCTGTGCCATACGATGTCGGCGTGTCTACAAGGCTGTCATTACCAACACCAGAGGCGACAGAGAATCCATTAGGTGTCCAGTTATTACCGTTGCCGGATGAGTCCTTGCCTAGTGTTGTCGAGGTGGTGTTGGAGTTATCTGAGAAGTTGAGGTAAAAGCCGTTAGTGCCGTATGTGCCAGAGAATTTCTTAGGCTTCCATACACCAGTTGCGGAATCTGTTTCACCGAAGGATGATGGCGTTAGGGCTTGACCGTCGATGAAGTTGATTTCGGTGAGGTAGCCTGAGAAATATGTGGAAGTGTTCCAAGGACTAACGCCAATGTTATGAATATAGGCACTTGTATTTATTGCTGATGTTTGGCTGCCGGACGGTGCAGTACCAGACCAAGTGTAATTAACGCCGTTTACATACATTAACAGCTTGTTGGCTTGAGTTACTTGTGCTGAGTCATACGCAACAACCACATGATACCAAGCACTAACATCACGAAACACGGCAGTCGTTAATATGTCAATGTTTGTTGTTG